CGTTCGCATCCAAAGCCGATAGCAGTTCTGGAATTCCGCGAGTCCGCATATAATCGCGGTCAGAGATCATCATACCGTTGAAGTTGACTTCTTGATTTGATTCAAGGCTGACATCGCCATGGCCACCGCCGCCGCCGCCGGCGCTTGATAAAAGTGCTCTCAAGCGATCATCCGGAATTGCATGTTCCGGAATCGCCGGAGATCCATGCAGCATGACGAGTTCCGGCTTCGTTGCCGTATAACCAGATTGCGCTCCAGTCACTTTCGACAAGCTTTTGTTTATATCGATTAATAAACCAGGAATTTTTTTTGTTTCCGTTTCGATCACGCCGATGCTATTTCGAGCTGTTTTCTGAATGCCGATCAACTTCCGATTCTGCTGCATTTGATATTCATTTTTCAAAACGACTTGATTTGTTTTATCATGAATCCTCGCAAGCCATCCGCCAGATCCGCCAATTTCCGCCATTGTATAATCTGTCAATTGTTTTTGCTGAATCCACGTCTGTTCGAAATGCCAGCTGTCGGTTGAAGATGGGCCGCCTGGCCCTTGAAGCGCCGAGATCACACTTGCGATCGCTGTCACCGCTCCAGAAATCATATTCACCGGATTCGCTAAAGATGAGACTGCACCGGTCACGCTTGAAATTCCGCCGGCAATGTCACCGGCGCCGCCGCCGAGCGCAGAGCCAAGAGATCCGAGAAGACCTGCCGCCGCGTCTGCCGCTCCGCTTAATATTTTATCGAAAAGATCGGTCGCGATCTTCGCCGCCATCTGGCCGACGATATCAAAGAATTGTGTTTTCAGGCCATCCCAAAGACCGGTGAAATTTCCCTTGAAGATCTCACCGCTCGCGACAAATTCTCCGAGCGTCGACGCCCATTTCGTCTTCAATCCGTCGGCCATTTCCGACCAGATCGAAGTGACGTTCTTCTTCATTGTCTCCGCATGCTTTTCGATTTCAGTCTGAGAAGAAAGCGACTGGAGTCCTATTTGCTCGAAAACAGATTGAGTCGCATCCGGCACGCTTTCCCATTCTGTGATATAAGATTCAACGCCTTCAAGCGCGTCGTCCATCGGCATGTTTTCAATCCTGTCTTGAAGTCGAGCGAGAGGATCGTCAAGCAGCGTGAGCGCTTTGAAGTATTCCGAAACGGTGATCGTTCCTTCAGCAAGATCTTTAGAAAGCTGAACGATTCGCGCGTCAACGTCCGTGATCGGTTGAATTGTTGTTTTGAAGGATTCCGAGAGTTCATTAATTGGCTTTATTATTCCTTCGGTTTTTTCTTTAAGCTCCTTTTTTTGTTTGACGAGAGCGGCCGCTGCTTTTTCGGCTTTCGTCATTCCGCCATTTAAAATAGCCATAGCGTCATGAAGATTTGTAATTTTAGTTCCGGCTTTCTCCGAAGCATCGGCAAGTATTTTTTGTCTTTTTGCTAAAGCCGCCGTGTGACCTTCGCCGGCCTGTGCTTTGGATTTGTATATTTCGAGAGTGTCAATTAGTTTTGTAACTTTATCCTGAACATGCTCATCAATTGTCTTGCCCAAAATTTTCAGTTGACCGATCTGTTTCCCGATTTCCCAACCGACAAAAGCCGCAGTTGCGACAAGGCCGAGTTTTCCCAAAGCTCCTGAAACTCCTTTCGTTTGAGTGTTCAAAAGCTTCATGTTCATTATTAATTTCGGAAGAATCATAACGATCGGGCCGAGGACTACCATCATTGCACCGAGACCGGCGACGATCTTCGTGATCGTTCCAAAGAGTGCCGGATTTGCTTTTGCCCAATCTGCAAATTTAGTGACAACCTTCGAGACCGCATCGGCAAGCTTGAGAACGACAGGCGCAAGCTGCTCGCCGATCGGGATGACGGCAGCCATGACTCTATTTTTCGCCATTTCCATTTGCTTATTAAAGCCTTCAAGCTGCTTATCTGAAACTTCTTGAGTCACGCCGCCGGCGCTCCTGAGTTCCTTTTCATATTTTCTGATTGCGTCGGAAGTTCCGAGAAGAGTCAAAAGAGCGCCTTGCGATTTTTCCTGAAAGCCGAGCGTCGACAATTCAACTTTCTTTTGTTCGGCTGACATTCCGCCGAGTCGAGTTTCAAGCTGGCCGACAATGTCCGCCATGTTATTTAGATTTCCATTCGCGTCATAAACAGCAATACCGGCTGTCTCAAAAGCCTTTTTGTTTGATAGTGCTGATTTCTGGAGATCTCGCAAAACGATCGAATACATTGTGCCGGCTTCAGCGCCTTTGATTCCTTGATCCGCAAAAGCAGCGAGAACCGCGACGCCGGATTCAACGTCAATTCCGTAAGCGCGCATCGCTGGGCCGGATCGATTTGTGAGAGCTTCTGAAAATTGCTGAACGCTGGCATTCGCAAGAGTATTTGCTTTGACAAGAACGTCGGAAACTCGAACCATTTTCTGTTGACTCTCGGCCGCCGTTCCGCCGGATAATCCGAGAGCGCTTTGCGCGTCGGTCAGAAGATCCGTTGCCGTCGCCAGATCGAACGCGCCAGCCGTCGCAAATGAAGTGACAACTGGTAAAGCTGCAATTGATTTTTCAGCATCGAGACCAGCGGACGCCAGGAAGTAATAAGCTTCGCCGAGATCTTTCGCCGCGAATGCCGATTTGCCGGACATATCGAGCGCGGTCTGTGCCATTTCGTCGCGCATTTCCTGAGAGAGATCTCCCATGATCGACGTCGATTCCGTCATCGCCTGGTCGAAGTCTCCGAAGGCAGCGATGGCTTTCCCCATTCCGCCGACAATAGCTGCGCCGACGATAGTCATTCCGGCGCCGACCGCTTTGAATTTGGTCGCTGTCTTTTGAGACATACCGGCCATTTTCGCCTGATCGGCATTGACCTTCGAGACAGACGAAGACCATTTCTTCGTATCGAGGATTAAGCTGCTGACGATTGCGCCGGCGACAAATGCTCCAGCCATTTTCTTTCTCCTTCACTCAAGATCTGAGTCATCGAGTCTCAGCTTTTGAAGTTCGAAGTTTATTTGTAATAATCGCTGATGAGTCGGCTTGTTGTCAAATGAAGCTGCAATCCGCCGTCCGATCAACGTGTTGTACTCTTCAAGAAGCTCTTTCTCGAGCGCGGCATTATACCAAAAGAATTCGTCTCGATGATCGAGATTCAACAACTCTGTGATTGAGAAGTTCGGAAAAGTGAACGCTATTTTTTTAAGCCTGAAGCGCCAGTTGTGCTCTTCGATCCTCGTTTTTTCGGAATAACTTTGTTCGGCTGGTTCATTTTTTTTTTCTCGGCTTTCTGCTCATCAAGAAATTCGTTTGTTGAATCGATTTTTCTCCGTGCGATTTTAAAAACGAGTCTATTCATTGCAAGGTGAATTTGTTCATATTCGAATACTTCGAGAACTTTCGGCTCGATGTCAAACATGAAAGCGAGGTGCGAATAAATAAGCTCATCCACTTTGTTCGCATCGCCAGCTTTTGACGCTTCATTCATTTCGGCTTCCCATTCATAGTGCTGCCGCATAACCTCGCGAACGAGCCGGCGGCAAGTGAACCGAACGAGATCTTTGGCTTCCTTAACTCTCACAGAAATTGTGATCGGCGGAAGTATGCTCTTTTGATTGTCAAGCGTTATCAGATCTTCCGTCATTAATTAAACTCCCCATTTACAAAGTTGACCGCGCCTGACCACAGTCTGAACCGGATAAACTTTGAAACTCACGTTGTACATGCGCTGGCCTTCTCTGTCGTATCCGAGCGAAAAGGACATGACCGGATGAACATGCCAGAAATAGACCCATTTAGAGCGGTCAGTTACTAGCGCATTGCAGACCAGCGGAAGGATGACGGCCGGAACGCTGTTCTCAAAATAAGAATATCCGGCACAGTTCTTGAGAATCAATTCGTCGGCAGATTGAACCTCGAATTTGTTCGGAAAGATCTGCTTCAGCTGGTCTCCTGTGAGACGAGTGAAGGGCGCGTCGATTGTGATGACCGTTCCTTTCGAAACGGTGTCAACCGGAGCGTCGCCGAATTCTTCTTCGAAGACGTCAGCGGTTCCTTCCTCGATGTTAATCTGAAGAGTTCCGAGAGTCGGCCTGATCTCGATGTTTTCATGAGGACTATCCCCATAATCGAGAATAAAAGCACCTGGATTGATGTCGCCTAATTTTCCTTGCGGCATTTCTTTTCTCCTTATTTTTCGCAAATGCGAAATAAGTAATTTGTTGAGAACACAAAACGAGCTTTCTCGTCTGGATTCTCGATCGGTACTGGCGAACCGATTCCGTCAATAACCATGACGGTGTATGATAAACCGGAAGAAAGCACCGGTAAATCGCATTCATTCTCACCGTGAAGATCATTAAAAAATTGATAAGCATCTTCGCGAGCGGTGAAGAAATTCGAATGTCTGTTCAAGATCTGGATCGGCTTGTCCTGTCGATCCGGAAGATCACCGATAAGATCCGCCGGTGAATTCTCAAGGATCACAGCTATTCGATCCAGCTGTTCAAGCGTGAGACCGTTTTTATTTCGAACCGGTTTATGGCCGACAAAATAATTGATGTCAAGCGTCCAGTATGGATTGACGGCATTGATCCGGTTCAGGATGAAAGTCGAGATCTCTTTAAGCATGAATCATACTCGCTAAAAATTTTATATATTTATCTTTATACATTGCAAGCTTCGATGACAAATATTTACTTCCTGATCCTTTCGTTGTCCAGGCGATCTTGTTTGATTTTTCCTTCGGAAGCTCATGCCATTTCGCAGCATATTCGATATTGAAGCCGAGTTCGACTCCGAGCTTCTGGCCTGAAATGAGATTAATAAATTGCGACGCTCGAAGATCTCCGACCTTGAATGGCGCTTTCGGAACTTTCTTTATCGCATCATTTATTATCATCGCAGCAACCTTAAAGCTCGCATCGCCGGCTTTGTCCGGAATTGTCTTCTGAGTGATCCGCGTGAAGTCTTTTGCGAATTTTGACAAGTCCATCGAATAGCCGCTCATGATAAATACACCTTCAAATATTGTGCAGAAAAGTCTTGAACTCTGTCAATCTTTATTATGGAAAACTTAACGCTGGTGATCTCAACTTTGTAATCATAATAGATCGAAGCGTCGTGATCGATGTCAATATTTACAGCCGACATTACCTCTTCCCCTTCAATATTTTTCACGAGTTTATTGATCCAGTTGACTCGAGCAAAGATCTCAACTTCAGTCGGCGGCGTCTTTTCCATAAAATCGCCAGGCGGATTCGGAATGAGTAACTTCACCGTTTCATTCATATAAGCATCGATGACCATTTTTAAGCTCCTTTATAAGTCGATTCGAATGAGATCGCTTCCTTCGAAGTCGGCGTCAGAAAATGTTTGCAATTCGGATGAAAAGGCGGCCATGCTATTAGCAGCGGATAGTCAGGATCTTTGCCGGAAATCGAATAAACCTCTCCTTCGAACTCTTCGCAGATCTCCGTCAACGTGCCGTGATCGGAGACCTGAACGAGATCGTTCGCGTATTGATTGCAAGTATTGACCGTCGCGTCGGTCTGAGAAAAACGCATTTCCGTCCGCGCAACGAGCTTCGCATATTTGTCGATCCTATAATAGCGACCGTTGATTTCGATTAATTGCCTGTCAGCGAGCCGGTGTTGAATCACGCCTTTGATCCGCGCTGACATCGTTCCGCGTGAGATCCCTTTGTCAATGGCCTTCGTAATCTGGTCTAAAATAAAATCTTGATCCGCGTCAGTCAAAGAGCCGCCGCCGAATTCTTCCAGCTGCGTTAAAGCGCCGGCGATCTGTTTAATAAAAAACAAATAATTCTCAGCCGTCTTCCGAATAGTTCCGTTCGCAAGAATAAGAGTCTTCGCCGTCTCGTCAATGTATTTTTGAATCGAGCGATTATGCGCCTTTTTTAGCTCCGGATCATTGATGTCTTTGCGGCCGAGGATTCGAAGCGCCGTGACAGATCTCTTTTTCGCCAGGTCATAAGCATCCGGAATCAGGATCTTCGAGGATTTGAGCGCGAT